GTAATATATACCACGCACATTTCCCCTCATTTCCCCAAACACAATATTTAACCATTTGTCAAGCACATTTCCACACAAACTTTCGTGCAATTTATCCTTGCATTATTCAAGCAATAATGTTACACACAAATAACAACAAAAAAGTCTCTCAAAAGAGAGACTAATTTATATTCATCTTTTTAAACATCTCATAAGCTGTCGTTCTAATCACTTGATTATCAAACCTCAACAATCCATTCTTGAATGCGCTAACCAACTTCTTTAAATGATAGTTATTTTTCCATCCAATCATCAACAACGTTTTCTCATTCAAATCACTCGCTGTCAATGCATAAACATTTTTACTAGATGGGTCTGTGTCTGTCGACAAATACATCGCACGCAAATTCGTATCAACCCAAACACCAAATGTCATACCATTGTACACGACACTAAATTGATACTTACTATTCTTACTACGCTTTTCAATAAACACTTCACTATCATTTGTAAATTCATTGTCTAATGACATATCACCGTATTCAGTACCGTCAATTAGTTCACCGAAACGTGTCTTTCTACGTTGTTCCGAAAAGTCCTTTGAATTGGGTATTTCTACTAACAACGATTGATAAGCATTAAATCGTTTATTGATATTCGGTTGAATATTAAAGTACAGAAAATAGGGGTTTACCACCGACACCGCATTGGATAAGCAAACGGTTCTTACATTATCTCTATCACGAAACACAGTATCCATCAAGTTTAATAGTGCGGAAACTTCATTCGGGAGATACCCGCTATTATCCTTTTCTCGAATAAATTCATCAAATACAATCGTTGTAACATTCGGATAGGCATTGGATTTTTCACTTTGCCATGCTGATAATGGAATTGCCCAACCGAACAATTTATCGTCAATGAATAACTGCCGTCCTTTTACCTTGAATGTATGGTCGGGAAAAGCCGATTTCACATCATCAAAATAGTTGCTGATTTTACGTAATTCGGTTTTGTACCGTCTTACATAAATAAATTGTTCACCGTATTTTAAAAATCGTTTGATTGGAAATTCCTTCATCCCATATGATTTACCAATACCACGTGCACCGATAATAAAATTTAAGATACGATTATAAGACAACATTTTGTTGGGGTTATAATACAACGACTTTTCCATTTTCCATCATCCTTTACTGTTTAGCATAGTGAACAGCGAGTTCAAGCGCAATTGCATTCATGTCGCCATCTGTTAATTTTCCGTTTTTTAGTTTTGATTGGTGTTTTAATACTTCAACCGCTTTTGCATCTAATAGTTGCATCGTATTCGGTGATTCAATTCGGTCTTTATACATTTGTTTTAGTGTTGGACTTGAAAATTCCAATTCATCCACCTCATTTTCTTTAATAATGGTTTCACGTGAAACATTTGATTCAAACAATTTCTTTTCAGCATTTCTGCGGTTCAATAACCCGTTTTTATAATGCTTATTCGTACCCCAATATACAAGTAGATTCTTTCCAATGTCAGCCACACTTTTCGAGTTCTTTAATAATTGTCGTAACCCGTTTGTTGCTTTACTGTTACCTAATCCCCGATTGAAAGCATATGATACAAGTGCATCAAATTGGTTTTGATTTACGTCAAACCCGTAATGTTTCAATTGGTTGTTTGTCCCATCTACAAACCGTTTAATATCTTGTTTCAAATAATCACGGGCTTGTTCACGGGTAATTTTATCACCTTTTTTAATTCCTTGTTTTTTAGCTGTTGCATGCGGAACGTAATGTCCATAACCAACCGTTAAGCCACCATCATTCAATTCATACCATGTTAAACTTAACCCTTCATGTGCTTGGATAAAAGCCAAACCTGTTTCAGATAGTTCCATTACTTTTCAACCTCCTTTGATGTTTCAATGTTGTTTTGGTTAGCAGGTTTAATTGCATTCACACCCATTGAACCGAACCAATAACCGACAATTACAGTCAAAATCGTTTTAAGAGTTTCGTCCCCTTGCCCTGTTATTAGTGTGTAGCAGTACACCCCAATTATTGCTAACGTAATGATTAAATGTGACACTAGGACATACACCTCCATTTTGTCCAACATTACCTTCATTTTTATCAACTCCTAATTTTATTCACATCAACATTCAGTATTTCCAACCGTTTAGTGCATCACATAATAGAAGTTTTATGATTACATTATTTCTCTTTATAGGTGGCTTAGGATTCTCACCACCGCCACCCTCGCTACAATCGACATAATCACTAATCTTCCACGGATACCCGTAACCGTCTACAATATCCACACCACCCACGGAAAACACATCATAAATGTGTAGTTCAGTTCCTACTAATGTAGATGCCCCTTGTGCGTTACGTGTAAACCCCAAATATTCGTCACCCAACATAACTTGCAAATGTAAATGGTCACCTGTTGCTGTACCACCAACACCTGTATGTCCCATGAGTTCGCCTTTCATCAATAATGTTCCTTCTGTATGAGACAATGGCACTTCATGGATACAAGACCAAAATATTTTTCGTTTCTGTCCATCCGCACACATGACCTCATGTGTTGACCGCCAAACTGCAACGTCATTGAAGGATGCAACACATTCACAATCACATGGGGCATAATATGGGTATTGGTTGTGTGAACCCACGAAATCTATTGCGAGGATTCCCATGTGTGAATATTGCCCATTCTCTCCTTGTGTAATGCGTATCATATCCATTGGGAATTGTGCCAACTGTAAACAGGGTTGTCCACCCGTTCCCGTTAAATTTTCAAACCAATAACGAGCTTGTGTGCTACGGTCTGGCTGATTTTGGTCGTTGGGTCGTTCATAATTTCGTAAAAATACCTGCGCCAAATATTCGGGTGTTTCGGTTGACGTTTTAAATTCGTTGAACGACATAGGATAATCAACTGTTGGTATCCATTGGATATTGTTGTCTATCTCATATTGTAAACGTTCCAATTGTCCTTCTATATCTGTCCACTGATACCCCTTTGAATCAGCCCAATTTGTATACTTACTAGCGGGTGTCCATTGTACTAACCCGAACCCTAAGTCCAAACGACCTTCTGCAAGGTCTTGCCAAATTCCGGGGTTAATGGTACTTTCGGTCTGCATGTTACCTAACATACCGGCAACCGCATTTTTTGACCATCCTTTTGAAAGTAATGCGGAAAGAATATATTCCGCATTAATTGTCATTTCTTCTAAGGTTAAAAATCTATTTGCTACAACTACCATTTTATATCACCTAATCCACATATGTTATGCGATAGGAATAGTACGCAGTCCCCGCACGATTATTTGTTATAGTAAAGTTATCACCAACGAAACTAAATGTGTTTTCTGTTTCCATTCCTGACACCGGACTTTCTAACACCGTGAATGTGTTGTCAGTTCCACGAACAAATATTTTTGCATATGCCCTCAAACTTTTGTCAACCAATTCGATGATTGAAATTCGTTTATTTCCAATCAGTGTTTTGGATTGTCCTTCTGTTAAATTGAACAGGATATTCATTTCACTTGGTAGGTCTGACGGCATCGGTTTATTCGCACTGCGTAAAATATCGCTTGTCGTTGATTCCAGTTTGATGCCATCATTTTCTTTGTTATCCGTGCATAAATTATTTGCAATGATGATGTTATTAGCATTATCTAGTAAGTGAATACCGTGTGTTTGAGTTCGTACTGTCTTACCGTCAAAACAACGATTCCCGGAAATAATAAGTTGTGAACCGCCTAAGATTGTAATTCCATCATCTTGGTCAACGGCAGGTTGAACGCCGTTGTTTACACATACGTTATTTTCGATATTACTATTTTTACAGTTTGCAAACATGATACCCGCCGAATTATTATCACGACATGAGTTACCTGTTACAATCGAATTACCGCAATCAATCAAGTCAACCCCGTTTCCGTTGTTTCCAATGATTAAATTGTTCGCAATCGTTAGATAGTATTTGTTATTGGCATACACACCACCCGCCGTCCATCCTTGACGTTTACCATTGTTTAAGAAAACGTTGTCTGTAATGATTCCACCGATTGTGTTATAAATGATACCATCCAATGCACCGTTTTCCATGATATTATTTACAACGGTATTATTCCCAATTGAATATTCTTGATTGTCATTGCTGAATGAGACTACGCAGTTTTCCGTTGTCCCATCAAAATGTGAATTTTGGATTCTACTATCCGTAACGTTTGACATGTTCAAACCAATTGTTGCTGAATTGACCACCTTGATATTATCGACCATATTGCGTCTTGATTTCCAAAAAATGATAGTTGAACCCGCAACATGATTTTGAGAATTTCCGTCAACGGTAAACCCTCGTAATGTCACATCATTTTGTTCTGTAATAACAAGTAATGCGTCTGTTGAATTTGCAACAAGTTTTAAAATTGTTTTAGTGATACCGTCACCTTGAATTGTCATACCACTTGGAATGGTCAAACTGTCTGTCCAATAAACCCCTGTTGGGATGTATAACATTTTCCCTTTTGTTTTGGCTACCGCTATTGCATCTTTGAATGCCTGTGTATCAACTGTTACACCGTCACCCTTTGCACCGTAATCTTTTACGTTGATAGCAAACTCACCTTTTGTGACTTTTGAGTAATCTGATTCTCCTAAGTTTTCGAGACGGTTGATAATTTCATTGATGGCGACAACTGTATTCGATTTTATAATCGTATTCAGCTCATCAAGATTCCCCACTTTATTCGAAACATTTTCTACTTCAATCAATGTTTCATTAATAGCTTTAACAATTGATTCTTTTTCGAACGTGTTTAGGTTGTCAAGTGTTCCAATGATTTCTGATAGTCTTTTCCCTGTTGTTAAGTCTTGTACTTGTTGCAAAGAAGTTTCGGGTAATAATACATTGTATTTATCACCCACTTTTTGTCTTATTCTTAAATTATTAATAACATCCATTTACAACATCTCCTTTTTTACTGCTACACAATTTGGAACTATAACTCAGAATACGTACCAAGAGTTTGTAAACTTAATTAATTTAATCGGCTTAAACTCTTTTAAAACGTAATCGGTAGCTCCTTCCAGGTTTATAAATCCATCATTTGCATTTGCTAAGTGCTTTAAGGTAATCGACTGCCCGCTCGTATTCAACAGAATAATTTCTTGACCCTCTACTCCATCAATTAAATTGTTGATTACGTTATTGGTTACGGTATTTAACACAATCCGACTTTTATTTGCAACGCTGATAGACGATGTAGATGGCGCAGATGTTTTTTGTTCATTTACCACTACGCCTTTATTTTTCAAATTATCAAAATAACCATCAACACTTGCCGTAACTACTTTTCGCCAACCTCCCCAAGCTCCTCCTACGCTGTGCCTTCTAGTGTATATATTCCCATCCACTGCGTAAAAAACTTGGTAAGCGAAATCGTTATAGGCGGCAGTCTCATGTCTAAAAGTGTGAAGTGTCCCCGAAGATAAATTAGGTAAATCACTTTTATTGCCGGACGAATTGAATGTTTGACTTGTTGTTTTACCCGTTGGAAATCCTGTTGGTGGGGTGTTTGATGGCAATTGGTTATCAGTCAGTCTATTGGATTTATTTTCGTTAATTACCTCCCATTGCCCCCACGGATAATCCACACCCGCCGATGCAGTCCTTACATACACCTTGCCACTAACACCTGTTGATGGTGAAATTTCATAAAAGGTCTGTGTAGTTAAGTTTCCTGTAAGTCCCATTTTCGCTTGAATCGTTCTATTTGTGACTAATACACCACCTTTGCCGTTAGGTGTGCCAGATGCATTAGCAGAAGAAACCAATACATGTGTAACATATCCCGGTTCGAAATCGGATTCCTTCGACATAGCATTTCTTTCATTAGCATTCAATATTATTGTTGCCGATTGAGTTATTCCTGTTGAAACTAATTTTCCGTTAGCTCCTATTTTGAAAGGGATTTCTTGATTGGTTTCGGTATATCCCACAACATCAATCAAGTTACCCAGTTCGTTTAGAACGTCAGTCGGGTTTTTGATGGGGATATTAAGTGACTTGATGTACTGGATTGTTTGCGTCAAATAACCTTGTTGTTCTGCCGTAAATTCTCCGTTTGATGCCCCCGGATGTAATGTAATAATTAGCCATTCTTTATTGGCAACAGCCTTGTCCACCATCGGCTTATAATAATCATTGAAAGTATTGGTTACAGGAAACTCGGAAGATGGTCGGTCAAAATAAGAACCTAGTGCAATTCGTTTAATAGCGTAAGTGTCATACGGTTGAGAGTTAGTCTGTGCTGTGTTGCCAAACAAATAGCCTGATCGGTAATATTTGCGTGCAATTTTCTTTACTAAATTACTGTAACTTCCGTAAGGATATACAATGTGGTTCACATCGAAACCCATTGATTTTAAAGCGGATTTTGACTCTTTCAGCTCCTTTTCGAGTTGTGCTTCCGTAAGTGTACCTAGTTCGGGATGAGTTTTAGTGTGCCCTAAAATTTCACAACCCATATTCTCGATTTCTTTAATCTGCGAAACGCTCATGCAACGAGAATTTCCAACCCAATCACTTACGATTGCTGGAGAAAATGGAACTCTCTCGGCTTCAAATATGGGTTTCAGTTTTGTGTAATCTTCTATAAAGCCGTCGTCCGAGATAAAAGTTACGATTGTACGACTAATGTTTTTACCGGCAACATTAACATCACCATATGCTAAATTTCTTACGGGTTGCGTTGCAGTTTGTGCCAATTGCTGAGTAATTGTTGTTTCAACTTCTGTTAATTTTCTACCATCTGAAAAGGAAACAGCGTCAGCAGAAGTGAGAATATCCACATCCTCAACATTCTCACCGTTTTCACCACTTATTAATTGCGCTCTAGCTTTTCTTAAATTAGCCATTTTATCACTCCTCTAATTTTAACCCCATTGTAGGACTTACTGTGATGGTATTTGTTAATAATGGTGGTAAATTTTCAGTGCTTGTTTGATACCAAATGTCACCATCTTTCTGTGTTGTTGGTTTTGTCGTACTTACAATTAATTTATTTGCGTTTTGTGTAATGAGTAAATTTTGTCCAGTGTTCACTTGAACTAACTCATTAATAGCTGATACGATATCAGTCTTAATATCTGTCGATAAAAGTGTAAGATTTCCAATCAATTGATTTAAACCTGTTTCAACGTCTGCCAACTCTATTCCAAAACGTTCCTCTAAATCGTTTAAATTTGTCATGAAATTTTCTGTAACTTCTGCAATAGCGTCTGCAATATTTGTAGCCGTTGTTGATTCCAGTTCATCTAGTTCAATTCTAACCGTTGCGATCGAATCAACTAATTCATTAATCGATTGTACAAAATTATCCTTCTTTTGCGTTTTCAAATCGTTTAAAGTTTTGATTGGTCGTTTGTCGATAATGTCAACATTATTAATTGTTGTATCATTCGCTTGAACAAATATCTCAGCGAGTAAAACCGAATTATCGGGAAGTACAGGTGGACGTGGGTCGATTGCCAAAATACCCTCTTTGTACTCGATTTTACCTTGACTGTTTACAAAGATAATGTCGTAACGGTTTAACGTGTTATGCGATTCCGCAATGGGAATAGCAATACTTGTCAGGGTATATCGCTCACCGTTTGGTAGATGAACAATGTTAGGTGTAGTCAAATCACCAACATCAACACCCATCGACAATACTTTTTGTTGTACAACTTTCAACCCACTAATAACACCGAATCCTGTCGCTTCACCGATTGTGATAACAGCTTGTTTATTAATGTCTGTGAATGCTTTCAATTCATTGATAGCAAGAACAAGATTTTCTTTTTCATCTGTTGTTAGTTCTGAAATGTCTCCAATAGCTGTTTTATTATCGGTTGCGATTTTATTAATTTCATTTATCGCACCTACTAGATTATCTTTTTCTGATGTTGTTAGTGTTGTTAAATCGCCTACAATACGATAGATTAATTCGTCAAATGTACCATCTGCAATTCGTTTGTCGATTTCGTCACTAACGATTTCAGTCAACCCATTACCAACAATCCATTCCATTAATTCATTCCATTTTTTGATTAAATCATTTGTAATTAAACCGATATTGTTTAATTGATAAATGACTTTATTAATCTTTTGTAAAATGGATAGACTTTCATCAAATGCAGAAGGTAAATAACGTTCATACCCTTGAATCCGCATCATGGGTATTTGCGGTGATTTTGTAAAATTCGGTTTATCCATGTTAACCCTCCTAATAAACGAGCATAAATAGTTCGTTCATTTCTTTAAAAATCTGTTTTTCAATTCGCAACAATGATTCACGATATTCCATTATCATTTCAGAGTAAGTTTTGACACCGATACTACCTACTTTTTCTTCGATATAATCTTCAATATCGTTGATTGTAGAAACCGATGAATCCTTTACATCGCTTGTCAAGTTGTCGTTAATTTTACTTTCCAATGAACCGTCTGTTGTGTTGTTCTTTTGGTTGTTTTGACTAGTAGTGAAATCCTCTTTGATATTACTTGTAAAAGTATCTGTTGTATCACTCACTAGTTTATCGCCAATTGTACTTGTTAACGTGCCTTGTTCATCATTGACAACTTTTGTATCGGAATGTGAATCACCTTCATTACTTGTTGACCCGTCCTCTTTGGTAGTCACTAATGATGTGCTGTCCGAAGTTTCGTTTTGTTTTTCCGTGCTTTCTGAAGTTGCGGTTTTCTTGTCGTTGTCCGTATTTTCAGTAATTTTACTAGCGTATTCGATTGCACCCTCACCGTCTTTTGCTGTTAACTGCAAACGTGTATCAGGTGTATCACTGTCAATCTGTCTGCTGAAATCATCTGTTGTTTCGGTTGACTTTCCTTTGTTTTCACGGTCAACTTTGTTTTCTGTATTTGATTCACTGTCAACTGTTGATTCACGGTTTGTTGTTTCATTGTTTGAATTAGTTGTATCTGTTGTGGTATTACCGTTTTGTGATAAATTCGTTTCATCATTTTGGATAATATCTCTATCATCAATTTGAGTTTTATTTGACTTATCATTTTGTGTTCGGCTTGTACTATCCGTTTGAATATTGTTTTGAACTTCGTTTTCATTATTTTTCGTTTTGTCGTTTTGTTCAATTATTTTATTGTCGTTTTGAGTGCGGTTTCTATTTTCGTCTTGCTTCACATCATTTTTCTTTTGATAGGTTGTTTTCAAACTATAACTTTCAAGTGGATTGAATTTGATTAATTCACTTTCAAATAACTTGTTATAGTAAGGCATATTAATTAACAACCATGTTTCCAATTGAAACTTGAATAATCCCTCTGATTCAAACCCTATTTCCCGCATGTAAAAATTACGGATAAAATTTGTTTCAAAAACCGCTTTATAATCTTTGTCAAATATAGGATATTCAAAATCGAATAATTTTTCACGCCCTATTTTAATTCGGTCACGATTGGAAAGCATTTCATTGTCTTGTGAATAACTCTCAATATATTCCCGCAACTGCATGGTATACGATGCCATTAATTTTCACCTCCTTCACCCTTAACTTGTGATTGCATTTGTTCAATCGTTTCAACCCTAAAATCGACTTCAATATTTAACCCGTACAAGTCATTAATTTTCTTACATGCCTCCTGTCTTGATTTTAAAAAGATGTTTCCACTAGCCGTGATTTGTTCGTCATTGCTGTTGACCTCGCTAGTCACCATCCGTTCTTTCTTTTCAAGGTTAGCATTTTTGATACCTAAATAGGTCATGATTTCATTCCATATTTTATCACGGTCGGTTCTTAACTTATCGACAACATACGGTGCATCCGTTTTGAACACCTTTATTGTTTCAGGGTCAATATCCTCATGTGTGATAATAACAGGTGCATTCCCTTCATACTGATTATAGATGTTTTGAATACTGAATTTCGTGTTATCGTTTGCTGATAATAAAACAGGTGTCTTTTGTGCATTACGATTGACACTGATAACTTCCTGTGTTTCCGCTAATTCTTTTGCAAACAAAGATAGTGAAGGTGTTGTTGGGAAATGGTAGTCATTATTCCAAATGATAACGCCCATGTTATCTGTTTTAATATCGTTATAATTAAATAACTTGAATGTGTGATTGTAAGTTGGTGAAACTGCATGGAATGTATCAGGTAATAAGTAATGGTCAACCCTACCGGATGGTGCACCCTGTGTTGCAATGTACCCCAAACTTTTATCTTTAAAGAATCCAACATAACCGAACATATTCAACGACATTTCAAGATAACGTGGGTCGATACTATCAGGAAGGTTTTTCCATTCAAATAATTGATAGGCTAATGAGTTTAAATATTGGAAATAATGTTGATACCAAGTATTGCCTTCCTGTGCTTGTAATTGGTTTGGATTTTGATAACCCCTCCGTTTTCGTGCCATTATATCACCCCGTTTTCTAGTTCATAGTTTCCAATGTCATTCACATGCCATAATGTGATACCATTATCAAACACACTTTTTAACTTCTGTAAATCGTCATTGTTGAAGTTCCCTGTTATATTACATGTTGCCGTTTGAACAAAATTGTATGATTTTCTAGTGTGGAAATTTGGTACTTTTACCTCATTCACTTTGTAACCATACATCATAAAGAAGTCAGATAGCTTTTTGATGTATTCATTTTTAATCTGTTTTTTGATTACGTAAAACCCGGTATACCCGTTACCAAAATCAAAAGACGTATTACCACCCATTTTAACCAATTGTGGGGGTGTATTATTTATGTCGGTTTGTTTGGCTTGAATGCCTTGTAGTTGTAAAACAGTATTTCCCGCCCCACCAACAACACCAGTTACAGCACCCGCAACACCACCCGTGGTTGCACCACCAATAGCACCGCCGATTGCATTCATTGCACCATTCCACATAATAGAATTTTGTTGGTTTTCAATGCTGTTTCGATTCCCTTGCAGGAAAGCGGAAAGCATGTCCGTAATAATGGGAATGTCTTGTGGGTTTGTATTAATAAAACCTTGACCTAAATTGATGCGCATTTTTTCATCGCTTGAAAGTCCCGATTGTCCTGTTAAATATGCAGACACTGTATAAGCGACTTTATTTGAAACACCCAATGAACCCCTAACGGAAACATTTAAATTTTCACTGTCAAGGTACTCGTTTTTAATTTCGAATTGATTCCCTTTAAAATCATCTAAAATGGTTACACAATAAGGATACATTAAAAGTTTTGATTCACGAACCTCTTTAAACCCATCATATTTACGACCGCAATTGATAACGTGTGGTAAAAATTCCCGTATTTCTTTGACATAGATTGTGTCAATATTTTGATTGACATCGTCTGCAATCATTGCTTTTGAGAATATATCTGAATCAAAGTCAAACCCCGAACCACCTGTTGGTGTATACCCAATATGTTCCGTGATAAACAATGAAACAATGTTGTCAACTGCATCATCTTGTGAGTAGATATTTGATAGTAGTTCTGTCATATCTGTTAAGTTGACTGTTGACCCACCAATTGAAACGTTTGGGCTTGTTCCATCTTTACGGATAGGGTGAACATAATAACATAGTGGTTGTGGTATACCGACAACACTTGCTTTTATATCGTTTGCAACTGCATCGCCTTCTTTATGAATCAAAGATTTCGTCACAATAACCAAATAATACAAGTCGTTTGGTGGTTTAAAATGTTCTGCACTTACTATGTCGTAATCAGTTCCATAATTTAGACCTTCTTCAACTGTGTTAATGACAGGTGTTCCATCTGTTTTATATAAGTCGCAATGTTCACGAACAATATAAGACGGTTTGAAGTTCATATCAAACATCCATGTTTGCAACACATCAATTTCAAAATGAACATGTGTTACATTTTTACGTACATATTCCAGTTCCGTTACAAATGCATAAAACCATTTATCACTATGAGATGATGGATTTTTAAACATGAAATAGTTTGCACCCCATAGCTCATCAATGCTTGCATTTGATGAAAAGAAATGTCGTCCTTCAATGCGTTGAAAATTCACTTGACTAATGGACTGTATTCGTGGTCTTGCTAAAAAGTGTGTGGTTTGTTCACTTTTTGTGTCAAACCATCTCGTATTTTTATAATCATTTGAGAATTGGACACCCGACAAAAGTCGAATGTCCGTTCCACTCAATGGAACAGTCATGTAAAATCAATCCTTTCTATACGATGGTAACGATTGATTCTCCAACAACTTCCGTCTCCGTATCAACCTCACCGTATGTTACGGTTGCTTTTACCATCAATTGTCCTGTCTGTGTATCGCCAACTGTTAGCGTACCTTCATCAATTGTTGTTCCCGATGCAACTACTGTTCCATTCATGCCTTCAACCGACCAAACCGCTTCACGCCCCGCATTGTCATTTTCACGAACATATGCCGTGAATGTAAATGAACGACCTTGACGTAATGCCAAAATTGTTGGGTCAACAATCACTTGTGTAACAGGGGCAATGTCACCCGAAACGAACGCAACTGCATTTGCAAAACGTGAAACTGAAAGTGTTTGCCAAACGTGGTAGAAATAATTCCAGTAAAGACCTTTCGGATTTCGGATGGTTTCAAGTTTCATCAAGTTGTCATAAACCATGAACCACTCTTTGTCCACTAAAACCGCTTCAAGACCTGTACTAGAAAATCCGTCAATTACTGTAACATTTCCGATGAAATCCGTTTTGTTCATATTGAACGCACGTGCTAGAACTTCAACATCCATTTCAGCATTCAGGTCAGCATCAATGATTAAATGTAAGTCGTTTACATCCGAACGTGTGCGAACTGCTAATGAGTTGAAATCACGTGAGCCTGTTGGTAACGTTAATTTTGTCGCTGTTGCACGCAATTTTTTAACAAAGTTTCGTGCTGCTGTTTCTGTATCAGGCTTGTCGACTTTTACGACTGTAAATAATCCTTTTGCAAAGTAGTTGTCAACAAGTAATTTCATGTACTCATATTCTTCAACCTCTGCACTGTTGTAAATCGCATTAATTACAGAAGAAATGAATGATTCAAAATGCCTCCATGAAACGAATGCGGTTTTTAATGAATCATCTTGAATTGTTTGTTCATAAAAGTCTTGTCGGTTTCGTTCATGGAATAAAGTTTTTACGTTTGGAATTTCACGTTTGAAAACTGTTTCTTCTGCGCCTTCCGGGTCGTATTTTTTACCCTTTGTAATATCAGTGAAAATTTCTTCAATGGTACGACCTAATGGCATTTGTCCCTTTTTGAATTTTTTCAATGGGTTGTTTAACGATACATTGCGAATAACAACCAAGCCGATACGGTCAACCAATGATGTGATAAATTCATTTTGAATTGTTTGATTGATAAGAATACCCGCACCAACTTCTGCAACGTTTTCTGCTGTTGCAAGTGGTACATAGTTTGCAAAGTTTGGATTTGAATTTCGAATAGCATTTACAATGTCGTAGGATTCATTAACACCTAAACTTGTACTTACATCTTTAAAGGTAATACGTGTCATAATTTTTTCTCTCCATTTCGGTTATTATTTTTCAAGTGCTTCAATTGTTACTGTTTCGGAAAACGTTTTCTGTTCTTCCTGTTTTTGCATTTCTTGATTACCACCAACAACACCCAACTGTCGGAACAATTGACTATTTGAAATAATCAAGTCGTCATTATTCGCTTGTAACTTTTGATTGTTTGTTGTGATGTTTTCGAAATCAGCGTGGACAGTACCGTAATCAGTTCGTAGCTGTTGTAAGATTTCTGTACGTCTTGATTGTTCTACGTCTGCTCCTAGTAACTCATTTAGTAACGCTTCATGTTCTTCCTTGCTCATTGGCATTTTGCAACATCCTTCCTGTTTTAATAATATCTTACATTCTTATTATACCATCTAGTCTAACATCCTACACTCATTATCCGGTTCACAAATGAAATTAATAGAACAAAAATTGTTATTTTTCTATTTTTTGTTTCACGTGAAACATAGTTGTTTTTGAACACAAAAAAAGAATAGGGTAACCATCCCTATTCCATATGTTAAATTTATGAGGATAAATTAGTAAAACCATCCGTTATAGCTTTTGGGCTTTTGGATGGTTTTGAGTGTATGAAGTAATAGACACTTGTAACACTAATAGGAATCACCTACCAAAAGTGTTGGCGCAACTCAATGCGGATAAACCCAACAGACTAAATGTTATAGGAAGTGCTACCCCTCATATAGATAAGTATAGCACTATCCTATGTATTTGTCAAAATAATGTTAATATATCATCAATGTTGATTTGAACTAGTTTGCTGTTTTTCTTTGGTTGAAATGATAGAATCAACCGTGAAACTTTTACTAAACTATCAACCTCGTTTGCTACTTGATAGAATGTACTATCCTCTTTTTCACATGTGAATGTAACCAACCACCTATTACGCATTGTTTTTCCCTCCGAATTTTAAATTAGTAATTGTGATAATCGCAAGTTCCAATCCCTCACACAAATGTTCCTCGTTCCCGTTGTAACATGCATTGTAAACGTGATTCAGTTCTTTGAGAATACTGTACTTAATTTCTTCTGACAACATCGCTTTTGTTTTACAACCTACCATATTAAACCTCCTTCTTTGATTGTAAAAATACTGTCGACTAATACAACGCCACCATCAACTTGTTTTGGAACTAATTTTCCAGGTGCGGAAAACCCGATTTCAAAGTTATCGAATGTTACTAATTTTTTGACATTATCCGGCATACCCGCACACTTGACGGAAGTTTTCAAACGTTCATAATTTGTTTTGCCAGCACCTATCCATTTGCCTTTTGTGTTTTGTCTTTCGTATAATTCTTGGATATATGTTTTTTGTCTGATATACTTTGCCCGCTTGAACGTGCTTTCATGTTGCCACATTCCTAAATTATCGTCATGAATTAAATGTTTAATAGAATCTGGAATATTAGTACCTGTTAAATGAATACTGTCTGTATCACAATAAATAATTCTATCATAACAACTTTGAGCAGTTCTAATTGTCAGTTCCCGAGCGTATGATGTTATAAATACACCCATTGGCGTGTAGACAGGTTCTTTGAATTCTTCATCTCCCATTTTGAAACCTAATGAACCATCATCTTTTAAGTATGGGATTTTACCTGTTATATCCGGGTTTGTTGCGAACTTTCCGTATAAAGCATTCAACATTAATTTTGCAAGCGCCTTAACAGCACCGTCATTGTTGATTTTTACATACGTCCATTTGTCAATGAAATCCTTAAACAAACCGGATTTCCCTTTGAATTTCCAACCGCCCAAATATTCAATATCATATAAATCATAGTTATCTTGAATTAGTTTCAAGTCGACATTTGATACAACTAACTCGACTGTTTCACCTTTGCTGTTTTTTAAATACTCAGTTCCTTTAAACCTGTCGTCGCCTTTAATCTGTATTGTCGGTATTTTGTTTTCTTTTAAATAAAATTCACAACGTATTTTTTGTATATATAACGGATAACTTTCATCCTCTTTATATTCACCTTCAAAATATATCGGGAATCCATAAGGTAATAAACGATTATACATAACGGAAGGGTATAGACTATTTACGTCAAATACCATACCTTCATTAACAACTTTATTTTTATGTATGTCGTTTAACCACGTGAACCCTCCACGATATGCAAGCCGAACCTCGTTATCCATTTTCAAGCTGAAAACTGGAAAATGTTTTTCGAACATTTTCTTTGACATAATGTTTTTTAAATCGGTTAAACTATCCGAACCATTTGTCATTTTTTCTAAACCTTGTTTGAATTGAATTTCCAATGCATCGGCAATGATTTCAATATCGTTTTTAATGTATTGATATTCTTCTTCTGTAATAACATGCCCAATAGGTCGTTCGGTGTGATAATCAATATCGCCTTTTAATATCGGCAACTTAAAATCAACTGCAATCTTTTTTACTGGAAACGGTAGCTTTTTTAAACTGTCGTATATCACGGAATGAAGTTTTTGTTTGCCTTTGAAACCGTAACATATATCAATGATGTACCATTGCCCCATACTTGATATGGTTGTTTTGAACGTTTTTGCTGTTGGTGTTTCTGAATACTCGTAACCATTTTTTAATAACCAATTGACAATAAATGAACCATCGAATTTTAGATTGTGGAAATATAAATCCGACTTAACCAATTCCACCCATTCCATAAATTCGTCCATACTGTTCCCTATTTTGTAATTTGACTTTTTGCCTATCTGCATATAACCATAAGCCCACACACGACAATCATCTATTTTTGTTGTTGTTTCAAAGTCGCAACTGAATTTTTTCCGTGCCATTACGTCACCCCTAAAATTTAGGGTATTTTTCTAGCCCTTTCAAAACCCCTTTAAGTCCATATTTATTTTACCCTCTTTGTAACTTTCAATGATAGAGAGTTTCTTTTGTAAATTTGCTTCCGTTTGTTCTTCTGTGTATTCAAAGTCAAATTGCAATTCTTCATGCATCAAAAACAATTCAAAGAAATCGGACGGGTTTATCTTTTTAATTTCTTCTATTAATTCGTCACCGTCTGAATTATAGTTTTCAGCTAACATTTTAATATAGTTTTCTTTCATGGCAACCTGTCGCTTGTCCAAATAATCGGGTTGTGACCGTTTGTTCATGCTTTCTGATTTCAAGTCAAATTGTTCACGTGTACGGATTTTATCAAAGTCGAAATCTTTTGGAACGTGTATCCCGTCAACACTAGGTTTTCCCATTTGTTGCATACGCTGACCTAGTGTTCCTTCTTTTTTACCATTAACGATTAACGGTTTTTTAGCTGTTTCTTTTTGTAAACGTTTAGCTAAATTTTGTGCGAGTTTGGTCGCTCGCTTTGCTTCATTGATTTCCCTTTTACTTGCAACAACCCCGAACTCGTTCTTTTGGAATTGATATTTTGTATTAGCACGATTGGTGAAACCGCGAACTTCTTCTTTCCACCTGTTAAACTCTTTACGTGTTTTGAAGTCTTCTAATTTTGGAACATTGATTTCACTTGATAAATCTATTCCATAATTTTTAAACGTTCTGTTAATTTTGGCTTGGGTATTCTTTGCCAATCGTTTGTATTCACTAACATCATTTTTCGCAATGCGTAAACGTTTAGGTCTTGCCATGTAATATCCACCCCTTTTAATAATGCACGGAATCCACGTTTTTCAATCCTTCTGTACAATGTAATGTCAGCAAGGGTTGTCATGTTTAATGGAATTTCACCTGTTAACCGATACATCTTATTTAAAAATACATCTCTATGTTCCTCGTACTCTTTTAGAAATTTATCACAATACAGTTTAGAAGAAAAGAAAAACACGATTTCCGAATCAGAAACCGTGTATTCACTTTCTTTTAAGTTGTGATAAATGCCCCGAATTGTTGAAGGCATATAAGCCACCCCTTATCCAATCATTTTGATGTTAATTGCGTCACCGTTAGTCATTTTTTGCTTGCCCACTTTTACAGTGATATTTTCCCAATCCGTAGAACCCGGCTCACCAAACAGTTCCATGATTTGTTTTAATGTAAAGTAGACAGATTTGGCAGAAGTAACATAAGCTTCTTTTTCCGGTGTGATTAAGTAAGTTAAGACACCGTATTCAAATTCACCTGTGTTTTCATCAATACGGTCATAAGGACGGAAGATGATATTTTCAACAACGATTTCTTTACCTACGTTGTCTTTCAAGCCGTAACCCGAACTTTCGTCGCCTTCCAAGATGTTTAGTAACCAAAGTTTGTCAGCACGATTTTCTGCTTTGATTGATGAAAATGCATGATATTTTGCTTTACGAGAAAATTTGCCGTTTGCATCTTTTAACACCATGTATTCAGCAGTTTCAGAAACTACGTTTGCACGTGATTGTTCAAGCGTTGCGATAAATTGCTCGTTTGATTGTGTTTCCATGATTTCACCAGTTTGTGTATCTACGTTTACGTTTTTTGTCATTTTAATTGACCCCTTTTAAGTTGTTTTAGTTTTTTTGATTTGGTCTTGCTAGTGTGTAATTATATGCCCCTTTTGGTATGAAGGGTGTAAAGCGGTTTTTCCGAACCGCTTTTAGTTGTTATTCAGAAACAGATTTTGTATCTTGCTTTAATGTTGCGTATTTGATAAATTCTTCAACATCCATTTCATAAACTTCCGTTGAAACTTCAACACCGAAAACTGTTGCATTTGTACCAAGTTCTTTATGAACATGCTTTTGAGCTTTTTCAGCAGAAACATTACCAATCATGATAATGTCGTCAAGCTGTTCCGTTGTTAGTTGTCCATCGACATTTTGAACCTTTGCAATTTTGATTGTTGTTTTTGTAACTTCTTTCGTCATCTTTTTACGCATGTGTATTTTCCTCTTTTCATGTGGTTTAGTAAGTTAATCTCTTAACTTCTATACTAAGTATATCATTGTGATTAACAAAAGTCTAGCATTTTCTATTAAAAGTTTGACAAAATTGGAAAGTTTTTTAGAGAATGCTAGAATGTGATTATCACATGAAAACGTTTAGTATAGAGCAAATGACCATTGTGAAAATGAACCATCTTATTGTGAATGACACTAATTTCATTATTGACCCCTCCTATACACTAGAAATGCTCGACAATCAACGCATACGTAATATGCTTGTTTTGGTTTGATGTGAATTTTCTTGCACTTAGGACAGATGAAAATATGTTTCATGATAGCTCCTCCTTTTGGTTATAACTAATGATAACATTTGTGTATGAAAATAGCAAGGAAAATATGCACGAAAGTTTGTGTGAAAATGTACTTGACAAATGGTTAAATATTGTGTTTGGGGAAATGAGGGGAAATGTGCGTGGTATATATTAC